CCTGTACGACTTCGACCACCGATACAGCTACGGCGATTTCACGGTCGAGCCTGTGCCGCTGGTGCATGACGTTCCGAACTGCGGCTACAAGCTGCAGCTCTCTTCCGGAAAAGTCCTCTACGCCACCGATACAAACAACCTGAACGGCATATCGGCCCCGAACTTCGACCTCTATCTGCTGGAAGCGAACTACGAGGACGAAGAAATTCAGGCCAGAATCGCGGAGAAAAAGGCAAACGGCGAATTCGTCTATGAGCGGCGGGTACTGGGGACGCATCTTTCCAAGGCCAAGTGCGACGATTTCATCTATCGGAACATCGGAGCTGCTGGCGAGTACGTTTACCTGCACGGTCACGTCGAGGAGGAACAGGCATGAACGGCTTTCTGAAAGACATCACCTATGCCCGGAGCGGCGAATATATCCTGTCGATCTACACGCGGGAAAGCTGCAAGGATATTTGGAAGAACTTCGGCGAGCGTCCGATCACGTTTACCATCACGAAAAAAGCCGATCCTCGCGGGCTTCGCGCCAACAGCTACGCATGGGCGCTCATTGAGCAGCTCGCCGCCAGGCTGAAAACCGACAAGGAATCTGTCTACGAAGAAATGATTCGGCGCTACGGCGTTGGTGAAAGCTACATCGACGAAGCCGGAAACGAGTGCAAGGTGCTGTTTTCCCTGCGCGACGGCGTACCGCCCCGGCTCGTGGCTCGGCATTATGCCGAGATCGGCGTCGGCTACATCGAGGGCAAGAAATTCATCCACTACCGCGCCCTGAAAGGCACAAGCGAGTACACCGCTGCCGAGATGGCTGCGTTCCTCGACGGTATCATCGCCGAGTGTGAGGAACAAGGTATTCAGACCGGCCCGCCCGAAAAAACAGCTCAGTACAAGGAGGCGAAGAAGCCTTGACCGTTTATTGCGATTACTGCGGCCACAAAGCCGCGCTGGTCGATGATTCCGAGATCTATGGCCGCAGCTTCGGCCACACCGCGTATCTCTGCAGAAACTGCGGTGCATACGTCGGCTGCCATGGCCGAACAGACAAGCCCCTCGGCCGTCTGGCCGATGCCACGCTCCGGAAATGGAAAATGGCAGCTCACGCCTCGTTCGACCCTCTCTGGAAAACCGGGCCGTTCCGTGGGCGGCGCAAAGCCGCCTACGGCTGGCTCGCTGGACAAATGGGACTTCCGGTCGAGAAGACGCACATCGGTATGTTTGACGTGCCTCAGTGTCAGGAAGTCATCAAGATCATTGAAAAAGGAGATTTCAAAAATGCTCAACTTTGATAAGAAAGACGCTCATGTTTATCCGTTCGACGAATCGCCCGGCGCCGGTATCATCATGGACGTCGATCTGGAACAGCTCATCCGCGAGTCCGAGCGGCTGCGCGTCTGCAAAGCAATCTTCAACTCCTCCAGCATTGAAAACTGGCATCTGCGTGACGCGCTCGAAGCTGTTCTTGCAGAACCTAGCGTTGCCCCTGCCAGCAACGATGTTCCAGAACCGTGCATTCCAGCGCAGGAGGCCGATCATGCTTAACCGCATTGTTCTCATGGGACGTCTGACGCGTGACCCAGAGCTTCGCCGAACGCAGAGCGGCACGGCGGTTGTCTCCTTCTCCATCGCCTGCGACCGCGATTACGCGGCGCAAGGCGCGGAGCGGGAAACGGATTTTATCGACATTGTTGCGTGGCGCGGTACGGCTGAGTTCGTAGAGAAGTATTTCAGCAAGGGGCGCATGATCGTCGTGGGCGGTCGGCTTCAAATCCGCAACTGGCAGGACAAGGAAGGCAACAAGCGACGCTCGGCCGAGGTTCTTGCCGACAGCGTTTACTTTGGCGATTCTAAGCGCGACGGTGACGGCGGCAAGCCCAAGGGCGAGCCGACCTACGACCCGACCGGCGGCTTCTCTCAGATTGAGGGCGAAGAAGAATTGCCGTTCTAAGGAGGTTTCTCATGGCAACCGCAAAAAGATTCTATTGGATGAAGCTCAAGGAGAGCTTTATGACCTCCGACACCATTGACTACTTTATGTCACAGCCAGACGGTGCAAACTACGTTGTTCTCTATCAGATGCTTTGTCTCAAGACCATCAACACCGATGGTCGCTTATCTCGACAGATCGGTGAGGTCGTTATCAAATACGACATTCCGAAAATCCAGCGCGATCTCAAATGGTTCTCTGCGGACACAATCCGCGTGGCTCTCAATCTCTATAAATCTTTCGGTCTTGTTTACGAAGACGTTGACGGCGTTCTGGTTCTTGCGGACCACAACAATCTCGTTGGAAGCGAAACCGATGCAGCTTCCCGCATGAGAAATGTCCGTTCTCGCAAGGCTGACGCCCTTCCCGAAAGTGTAACGCAAGGCGAACAGACCGCGAACATTGTTACACCAGAGATAGAGAATAGAGGTAGAGATAAAGAGATTAGAGATAAGAGCTTAGATACAGATATAGAGGATACGGAAGATTCTTGCGCAGAGCCGGAAACCGTCTCCGCGCCGCCGATCATCAGCATCATTCTGAATGACAAGTCGTTCTTTGATGTGTCTCCGGAGGATTACAACCGCTGGTGCGAGTTGTACCCAGCCGTCAATGTCATGCAGGAGCTCCGGAAAATGTCGAGCTGGAGTACCGACAATCCCAAAAGACGCAAAACAAAATCCGGAATCCGTCGGTTTATCAACGCTTGGCTTTCCAAGGAGCAGGACAAAGGTGGCCAGTATCGCTATCAAGGCAACGGCTCCAGCGGCAACGTCTTTACCGACATCGCGGAGGGCATGAGAAATGGACAGGCTTGAAACGGCTGATATTCTGGCGGTTCTGAAAGCGGCCTACCCGCAGTTCTATAACGGCCTCAGCCCCAAGGAGGCAAACAAGATCGTCGATCTCTGGGCTGAAATGTTCAAGGATGAGCCTGTTATGGTCGTTGCCGTTGCAGTAAAGGCCATGATCGCCTCGCGGACAAATACGTTTCCCCCGAACATCGGCGAAGTCAAAGAACAAATCACGAAGATGCGTATGCCGAAGGAAATGACCGCCGCCGAGGCGTGGACGCTGGTCTACCGGGCGATTGCAAACAGCGGCTACAACGCAAAAGAGGAATACGACCGTCTGCCGCCTACAATTCAGCGGCTTGTCGGTTCGCCGCAGCAACTCCGGGAATGGGGCATGATGAACGCCGAAACAGTGCAAAGCGTGGTCGCTTCCAACTTTCAGCGCTCCTACACGGTGCGCATCAAGAGCGATCGGGAGTATATGGCGCTCCCGTCAGACATAAAACAGATGATTTCCAGCGTCGCGCAGCAATTTGCGCTCGGCGATGGAAATGAGAATGGAGGATGAGGATATGAAAAGATGGGCAAGGCGCAACCTGCCTACGGTTGTTCTTCTGGCGGCGCTGATCCTGCTCGCCGCGTTGGTGCTTGCGATTGCGATGCCACGCGAAACCGAAAATACGCCTGTTGTTTCCGCGGCAATTTCGCCGACGTTTGACGAAGCGGCCTATCAGAGCCGCTTGGAGGTCGAAGCCTACGCGGAGGTCGAACACGAAACCGCCGATATTCCCGGTACATACGATCTGCCAGAGCCTCCCCAAGAGGCAGACAGCAAGCCTTGCGGGAAAGGCGGCTTCGAGTGCCAGGACAAAGAGGACTGGGAGCGCCTTGCCATTGTGATCTATCAGGAAGCCGGCGGCGACGATGTGTGTGATATGTGCCGCTATCGTGTGGCTGACGTTGTCCTGAACCGCGTAGCCGATCCTCGCTACCCCGATACTATCGAGGGCGTTCTGATGGACAACAAATACGGCCTGCAATGGGGGCTGCTCTCCGTGACCGGAATCGTCTGGCCTGATAAGGCAAGCGAGCCGGGCGAAGCCGCCGCCGTGCAGCGAGCGTGGGACATTGCAGCCGACGTTCTCGAAGGGCATCACAGCGACCTCGATGGCAATTACATTTGGTGTTCCGAGTATAAGCAGGGTTCCGAAGTGATCTACTGCGACGGCATTTACTTCGGCGTGGGTTAGGAGGCAGCCATGGCGAAAGATCCAAAACGGCAGCTTCTCGGCAAGATCGCCCGCCAGAAGGGCCAGTATTTCGAGCAGCGGCTTGACAGCACCTTCGATTACTACCGCGAGCGCGGCTATGCAGAGATTGAAAAGACGCCTGAGCCGATGAAGGTTATCAAACCGGAGGGCAACGGTCGATTCCTCGCCTGCTACACCAAAAAGGCGCAGGTCGACTACAAAGGCACAATCAAGGGCGGCAGGACGGTCCTGTTTGAAGCCAAGTTCACAGCCACAGACCGGCTGACGCAGGATCGCGTTATCGACAAGCAGGCTTCCTACATGGACAGACACCAGCGGCTCGGCGCCCGCTGCTTCGTCGTTGCCGGCTTTTCGACCGACGAGGTCTACAAAATCCCTTGGGCCGACTGGCAGAACATGAAGACGCTGTTTGGCCGAAAGTACGTAAAAGAAACCGATCTACAAAATTACAGAGTGAAGACAGCTTGGAATGGAACGCTGTTTTTGCTCGACTGACGACTGAAAGGAGTCACTACCATGAGCGAAATTTCGATGTATGAAGCACAGAAAAAGAAGATGGAAGGCTTGTGCGAAGAACACGATCTGACGTATCGCTTCCAGAAGGACACCTATCCGCCCACGTTCACGATCTCCCCGATTCAGGGCATGGACGCCCAGCTCTCCATGCTGGAGAACGTCGAGGAAGCCGGGTATATCAGCCCCGAAGCCAAAATGACGTGGATCTTCAAGGACGGTTCGCTGGAAACCAAGGTCACCGGCGGCACCTTTACAATTACGAAGACGCTGCGGACAAAGATCGAATCCGTCCTGATGAAGATGCTGACGTACTGGATGCAGTATTTCTTCCGCGACGTCATGGAAAAGCGCAGCCTCAAAGACGGCATGATGCCTGTCATCAACGAGGACGAAGTCGAAGATGACGATGCCTACGAGGAAGATCCGGAAGATCCTGATGACGCCGAGGCCCCTGAAATGCTCGACGGCGATGACGCAGAGGATGACGCGGACGATGATCTCGGCGACACCGCCGACAGCTCCGATGCCACGGACGATGATCTCTACGATCAGGCTGTCAGCATCGTGCGCATGGAAAACAAGGCGACGGTTTCTCTCCTGCAGCGCCGCCTGAACGTCGGCTATGCCCGCGCCGCCCGCATCATGGAGCTGCTGGAGGAAAACGGCATTGTCGGACCGTTCGCTGGCTCGAATCCGCGCGAAGTCCTTCCTGCCGACGAGCCGGACGATGTGGAGGGCTCAGACGATGAATAATCAGAACCCGCCTCTGCTCAAACGGGATGATTACAAAACCATAAAGCACATGAACCGTGAAGACCTGACGAAATACCTCTATCGCATCTACCGGCGCGGCTTCGATGCTGGTGTCGAGTCCACCAAAGGCAAGGTCACCAAGCGTTCCATCGTACCGCCTGAACCGGCGCAGACGGAGGAATAAGCCATGGGAAGAAGTGTGCCGCACAATCTGAAAAGCACCCATCAGACGGAGTTTGTAAAGATCTTCAACTCCCTCTGCGGCCGCTACGGCCGCTGGGAAATCTGGCAAGATTTCATAACGCTCGCCGCAATCGCGATTTCAAATACCGTTGACCGGAGTCAAGCCACTGAGCGCGAAAAGACGTACATGACGATTGCCGGAAAGTACAAGCCCGAAGAAATGCTCAAATTCTCGCAGATGCTCCAAGAGGTCGTGATTGGTATGGATTTTAACCCGGACCAGGACTTTCTCGGTGAGCTTTACATGGCGCTTGATCTGGGCAATGACCACGCTGGACAGTTTTTCACGCCCTATAATGTCTGCCGTATGATGGCCGAGATCACCGGCACAGACCTCCAAGCGCGTATAGAGCGGGACGGCTGGATCTCCGTCAACGATTGCGCTTGTGGTGCAGGAGCGTTGCTGGTGGCGTTTGCAAACGCCTGTACGCGGCAGAAAATCAACTATCAGACCTCTGTGCTTTTTGTAGCACAGGACATTGACTACATCGTTGGTCTGATGTGCTACCTGCAGCTATCGCTCATGGGCTGCGCCGGGTACGTCGTGATTGGCGACACGCTTCTTCATCCCTCAACAGCACTTGACCGCCGGGGGCTTATCCCCCGGCCAGACCAGAACATATGGTACACCCCGTTTTATTTCCGCGACATCTGGCACTACCGCCGCATTTGGGCGCAGATGGATTTACTGCTTCAGACAGACGAAAAACCCGCCGAGCAAGTTACCGGCAAGTTAAAATCGTCTGCCGCGCTGCCGCCCTTGCCCTTGCAGGAAACGAAAACCGGGCAGCTCACACTATTCTGACAGAAAGGAGGAATCGCCTGACACATGGGAAAATGGACGGACGATCAACTTCAATATCTCCGCGAGCATAGTCGCTCACAGCCGGCAGCGGCTATTGCCGCAGCGCTTGGCCGGACGGAAGGGTCTGTACGACAAAAGAGGCGTTCGCTCGGACTGCAAAGCTATCACGCAGGATGGACAAAAGCAGAAGAACAATTCCTCCAAGATCAATGGGGTGTCATGTCAATCCCCGCGATTGCAAAGCGCCTTAACCGCTCCGTCGAGGCTGTCGTCGTGCGAAAAAACAGGCTGGGGCTTGGCCCGGTTCTATTCGGCGGCGACTACATATCCATGAATCAGCTTATAATCGCCGTTTGCGGCA